CCAAACTCTATTGGTAGAATGTCCTTCACCATCAGTTAGAAATACTGTATTCACAATTTGTAGTTTATATTGTTTCTTAAACTCAGGTATAATTTTCATTGCGGCAATAACTGCTTCATTCAATGGTGTACCACCCAAACTGAAATCATGTGGACGGTGATAACGATGGGACATTTTCAGTAAAGCAGCACCAGCATAACTAAATTCTGAAGCAGTCATTTTGCTAGATAAGAAATTTAACAACTTGAATTTATCTAAAACAATATCACCTTCTTTTTGATGAGTTTTAGAAGAATTAAAAGCGTCACCATATTCAGTAGAGAAAGCATACACATCAAAAGGAATACTTACCTTCTTACAGAATAAACATAAATTGATTAACTGTTTAATAGTACCGTCTAAGTGTTCATCCATCGAACCAGACCAATCAATAAACATCACAAGACCATGAGATTTACCAGCAGGAACAATAGTTGCTTTCTTAAACAAATCTTCACTAAACGGATAAGAATAAATTCTAGACATATTCAATTCACCAGTTTTAGCAATCGAAGCACGTTTCATTTGGTCAGCATTTTTACGCATCTCAAATTCTTTGGCAAGATACGAAACTACTTTTGCTGAATCTTGACGGAGTTTACGGAAGCCGGGTTCATCAATACCTTCAACAGTATAACCAAAACTAACATATGTTTTTCTGTGGTTGTTCCACAATTCTTTATATGGTACAACTACTTGTTCTAGGTTAACATCGGGAATGTTACCATAATAATATTCATCACCATTATTTTGATATAACTTCTTTTGATTCTCACGGTAAGCTTCATCAGTATGTGATTTGAGTTCTTTACCCTTTTCATAGCCGCCTTCAGATGCTTTAGGTTCAACATTATTAGAATCTTTTTGGTCACCTTCTTCTTTTTGTTCTTCATTAGAAGGAATAGGTTGTGAACTTTCTGGTTTTCTTTCATCAGCATCCGATTCTTCATCAGAATCTTCATAACCAGAATTATCAAAATCATCACCTTCTTCGCCATCTTCGTCTGGTTCTTGGGGAAGAGATTGTTTTATTTTTTCTCTTTCTTCTTCTTCTAGTTTCATGTATTCAGCAACTTTTTTGGCAACTTCAATCACATCATCATATGTAGTTGTAGATTCAATCTGATTGACCAAATCTTTTTCAAAATCATCAAAGATGATACCTTGTGCTGGGCCACCCTTACAGAAAAGATTTACTTTGTCAATAAAGTTTAGATTGTTAAGATTAGCACCAGCAGTACCAAAGAAATCTTTTTCAATCAACTCAGTATAACCACGGATAAAAGAAGCACGAATACCAGGATACTTGTGTTTGATTTTACGCTCAATACGTGAATCTTCTAGCACGTTCATCAATGATAGATTTATTCCTAAATCTTTTGCTTTGTTGATACCTTCTTCAGGAGTGTATAGGGCATGACCAACTTCATGGCCAACTAAGAGGTCATACAGATAACCAGAAATGTTCCTATCAAGCATTGGTAAAACCAATACACGATTCTTAACATCAAAATAAGCCGTATCAACCGGCTTTTGTTCTACGATAAGATTTTCTGTTGCCATCAATTTGGCAAGTAGTGATTTGGTTTGTAATAACTCCATATTTTAGAAACCTCTTGTGTTATCAGTAACAACTTCAGTAGTAGTATTAGCAGGCGATTCTACTTTAGCATCAACTTTAGAATACAAGTCTAAGAATGCCTCTTTAGTTTCAGTATCAAATCTATTTACACACATTGTAATTGCTTTCATTTTATCACCAAAGATTTTATATGCTTTAGCAATGTGTACCAAACGGCGAGTAGAGATAATCTCATCAGTAGCACCGTTGTCGAATGATTGGCGGACAACTTCAGCCCATTGAACCAAACAAGAAACAAAATCAGCATCATCAATTAATGGTGAAAGAATCTTACGCTCTGTTTTAGCATCTGGATATTCCTGTTCAACAGTAATTGGGAATCTTTCTAAGAAAGCATCATCAAGAATTTGTGATAGGTATTTACCTTCATCACTACCACGACCTTTTGTATTAGCAGTAGCTACTACATTGAAACCTTCAGCAGGATAAACCATCTCACCAGTTTTCTTATTGAAGTATGGTTTACCTTCGAGAATACCTTGTAAGCACATTAGTTTATTTGAACCACGGTCAACTTCGTCAATCAAACAAATTGCACCACGTTTCATAGCGGTAATAACTGGACCATCTTTATACACAGTATTGCCGTTAATCAACTGATAACCACCAAGTAAATCGGACTCATCAGTTTCAATAGAGATATTAACACGAACACATTCACGATTTAATTCAGCACACACTTGTTCAACCATCAATGTTTTGCCGTTACCAGATAAACCAGTTACAAACACAGGATAAAACATTTGAGATTTGATGATGTTACGTAAATCTTTGAAAAATCCAAAAGGAACATAATCAGGATACTTTGTAGGAACGGCCGGTTCATTATCTTCAACTAATTTTGGTTGACGTAATTGTACAACATTTTGATATGCTATTTCCATTTCAGGTTCTTTCTCTTTTACAGTTTCAACTTTTTTGCCAGATGGCGGTACTTTGTATTGACCACGACCATAACGATATTCGGATTTTGTAGTTAACCAGTAAGGATACGGTGCGCCGGATTCTGATACCACTTCAGCAATACCATCTCTAGTAATGATACATTCACTACCAAACATTTTTTCACATGCCTCAATAAATTGTAATGCGTTTCTGTTCATAATATAAGTCCTAAGTGTTAATCAATAAGAGTCCATTGTAACATAACCATTGAAAATGTCAAGTAAGCTGTTGTTTTTACACAACAAAGTCATTATTGGCAATTTTCTTTGAGATTTTGGTACATATTTTGGTCTTTTTCGTGTCCAGACAATACTGCCATTTTGCGGAGTGCTTCATCCACAAGTTTCCAAGGTGCGTCCGGTCTAATATCTTCTAACCAAATGTATAAATTTTCATCATTCATGCTTTTTTCCTTCGTTTTTATCAAAAAATTGTTGTGAAATTGCAGTTGCTAACTCATCTGCAAGATTCGGATTGAATTTTACTAAAAAATAAGCGACATCATCGACCGGAACATGACGTAAATTGAACATAATTTCGTCAATTCCTTTCAAAATTTGCTTTTCTTCGTGCTGTTGTAGCATTTTTATCTCCTCATGCTCGAAATTTCTTTTGCTTCGTTGTCGGTAAACACAGGAACTGCGTTGGATTTATGCATTGTAGCAACTCCTTTCATTTTTTCGCCGGTATATGTGTTTCCTTCGACCGGTTTTGTGCAAGGAACGAATCCGGTGTTCAAGGATTCATATTTTGGCGTTTCTCTACGATACGGAGTGTTATTTTTTGTCAAAATTGCTGATTTTTTTGCAGGACCTCTAGAATAACTTTTGCCGGCAATTTGATTGAGCGCTTTTGTGAAAGCATCTTTTTGCTCTTGTTGAGCTTTTGATAGTTTTTTAGGCTTGGATTTTGGAATATAACCGTAAATCATCATAATAAACTCCTGTATCAATAGAAGTTCTATTATAAGTCATTATAAGATATAAGTCAAGTGATGTGTTGTATAGAAACAACTAATCATCTAGTTCTGGAATATATTCATCTTCCCATTCATCATCTAATTCATCATAAGAATTGGTTAATAATTTTTTAATTTCGGAATGTTCATCACGATGCCGGTTTACTTCATAATTATAATCGTCATTGTAATTTTTATTTTTGCGAAACTTACCTACAAATTTTGACACTTACTTCTCCTATTTTAGTTTTTCAAAAGTAATACCACGGATTTTAGCTTCAGGAAGTCCAAGAGAATCGTCTGACGATATAAAAGTAATATCAGCATCAGGATAACATATTTTTAATAGTTTGAGGAATTGAAAGATTGTACCATCTGTATCATTGAATGTAAATATCTCATCAACAAATTTTAATGATTTAATTATTTCTCGTCTAGTTTCGTAATTGTGAACAAATCCGCCTTGTGACCAATTCATCCACCAATCTGAATGAACACCGACAGCTAACCAATCACCTTTTCTTCTACAAGCTTTTAGAAAATTTAATTCTTCTAATGATAAAGGATCAAAACAACCACATGTAGCTATAATTCTATCTTTTTCTGGCATCTATGGTAGTAAGTTTGGAAATGCTTCCTTAATAAATTTATAATTTAAACCTTTTACACCTAAATCTTTTTGAAAGATACCAATAATAACTTCCGCTTCTCTTGGTTCTAAAGATTCAAGTAACTGTAATAGTAATTCATTTCTTTTTTGTGGGCTCAACTTTTCGGCAGTTGGGTCATCTTTTCTAAACATATACAACTTACGAATTTCTGTTGATAGTTGTGTCCTAGAAATGCCTGGTAAAATATCATTTGGAATAACATAATTGTCTGGCATTTCTTTTATCAACCATTCATAATTTGGATGATATGCTAATTCAAATACTTGCACCAAAGTTTTGGATAAATTCCTTTCAATAACAGCCATTCTATCTTTTTTATTTGTAGCTTGTTCAAATTCATCAAAAACTTCAAATATATTCTTCATCAAAACTCCTCAATTACATCCATTAAATTCTTGAGTTTATGTTCTATAAAATAGTTCAATAACTTTTGGCGAGATGCCGGTTTTGTTTCATCATAAGTATTTATAATCTTTTGTTTAATTTCTTGTGGAATCTTTGTCAGGTCAATGAGAGTAGAATTCCTAGAAAAGTTTGCTTTATCTGTATCATTGTAAGCTTCAACATTTTCGTTGAGGTATTTCTCTAATACATTTTTAGTGATTGGCTTTTGACGGAGGTCACGGACAAAACAATCTGATGCTGAGAACATATTAGGTATGCCATCGCCTTTATCACCACGAATAATCTTTTCTTTTAATTCAAGTAAAGGATTTTCCGATTTAACATATTTCTTCAATGAAGGATTGTATTGCTTAACATTAGAGCCATATTGTTGTAATTGTAGAAAGTCACCATCACTTGATAGAATCAAAATCTTTTGGTCACGAGCATAGATTGGAACCAATGTACCAATGATGTCATCAGCTTCAGCACCTTCAACATCAATTACTTTATATGGAAATGTTTCTTTGAGTTCTTGTTTGAGTTTAGCAAGTATGTCAAAAATCAAATGCCAATCTAAATCGGATTTTTCTCTTGTTTTCTTACGGCCCGCTTTGTAAAAAGGAAAGAATTCTTTACGCCAGTATTTACGGTTGTCACAACACAATACTACTTCACCGTATTCTGCTTTGAAATTTTTAACGTGGTTTCTAATAATGTTCAATACCATATGTCGGATTAAATCTTCTTCCAACTTGGCATTTTTTTGATTGGCAATTTGTGCCATAAGTCCAGCAAGTAATACTTGGTTTAAGTCAACGAGAATCATAACAAACTTTCAATAGTTTCAAAATTCTATTGTATCATACTTCCGTCATTTTGTCAAATATATTATCGATAAACTTGTGAGAATTTTTAGTTTTTCTGGCAATTATACCACACCAATCTTGTGGTATTAGTCCAGAGATATATTCTAATGGGTCAATAAGGATAGCTTCAAATTTATCTGGATGAATACACGTACCATTTGTGTCGTGTTTATACAACAAAATTTGATAACACTCTCCTAATTTTGAATTAGCTATAGATTCTTCATTTTCTTTGAACTGCCTTAATTGAATGTCAATAGAATCTTTTTCATCACCAGCAATAAAATACATGACATCAAATTTTTCATTTTTTATTGGATTGAGCCAGTCGAGCATAATAGTCCTTGTATGTGTGATTTCCTCACTCGTACCATTATCCAAGTATTGTAATAGTCATCTGATTCTAAAGCGCCTTTAATAAATTGCTCTTTAGCTTCAAGATAACCACATTCTCCTTTAGAACGGCAAAGATGTAGAATTTCACGCTTAAAATTATCGTGTCCTAATTCTATCACATCTTTGGTTAAACTGTCACTACTTCCGTAGTAAGTTTGCCAATCTGAAGGCGCCTTATACTTCTTTCTCTTACCTTTGACTTGTTTGGTTTTGGCAGAATAAAAGAATTTCTTGCCTATGTACTTCTTACCATTTGTAAGATTGGTTATCTGATAAACGAACCCATAATTATCACCAATCAAGTCTTCCGTAAAATCTTTATCATTGTATTGCCAAGTTATTCCCATTCCTCATCGTCCAAAGTGTCATCGTCATCCTCTATATATTCTTCTTCCAACTCTTGGATGATTTCGCCAC